CCGGATGGAAGCCATCCAAACCTAAAACTCGTTAGAGGTACGCATACATGAGCGAAAACATGGAAAACACGGTAGAAGAATCAGTTGAAACTCCAGTAGAGATGGAAGCTGAAAAGACATTCACACAGTCAGACGTTGAGCGACTCATTGAGCAGCGTTTAATGCGTGAGCGTAAGAAGTATGAAAAGAAACTTGAAGGTGTAGACATCGATGAGGCAAAGCGACTCCTAGAGGAGAAGCAAGCCGCAGAGATTGAACGCCAAAAGGAAAAAGGTGAGTTTGAGAAGGTGCTTCAACAACTCGCTGAGAAGAAAGATCAACAGATCAATGCACTGAATAACAAGCTACATGAAACGCTTGTTGATGGTGCTTTGTTGCAAGCGGCTAGTAAGAACAACGCAGTCAGTCCTGACCAAGTTGTTGCGTTATTGAAAAATAAAGTTAAACTAGCCGATGATGGTAGCGTTGAGGTTCTTGATGATTCGGGAACTGCTCGCTATACTGACGATGGAACTCCGATGACCGTTAATTCTTTGGTATCGGATTTCCTTACTGCGAATCCTCATTTCGTTCGTGCCAGTTCTGGCGGAACAGGAAGTCAGGGTGCAGCAGGTGGCTCTACACAGAAGCCGACATCTGTGGCAGATATGCTCGCTAACTGGGATTCCGGTGGTAGGGCTGCGTTTGCCGCGATGAAGGGCAAACGGTAATTAAACTTATTGTTTGCAACTGACAGGAGATAACCAATGGCTGCAACTACTACTTCTACTCTTGACGACTTATTTGTCAATATTATCGCTCAGGCACGTTTCACTGCCGAGGAGCAATCTTTGATGCGTAACTTGGTTACTATGTACAACATTGACGCTCAACCTGGCGTTACCGTACAAGTACCTAAGTATCCTGCAATCGCTGCCGGTGACTTAACTGAAGGCACTGATATGTCATCTACCACTGTTTCAACTTCTTCAGTGTCTATCACTGTTGGTGAGGTTGGCGCACAGGTATTGTTGACTGACATGGCTGCAATGGGTGCTGGCAACCCTGCTGATGAGTTGGGTACTGTTTTGGGTAATGCAATCGCTACCAAAATGGACAAAGACATCATCGCATTGTTCGATGGCTTCTCATCTTCTTTGGGTGCTACCACCACTGAGTTGACTGCTGCTTACTTGTTCCAAGCTGCTGCTACCCTTCGTGCTAACAAGGCACCAGGTCGTTTGGTTGGTGTATTCCACCCATATCAGACTTACGCTTTGAAAGCTAACCTGACTAACACCTTCGCTAATCCTAACGGCGGTGATCTTCAGAACGAAGCAATGCGTAACGGCTATGTAGGTACAATCGCAGGTATCGACATCTTTGAATCAGCTAACGTAACTGTTGATGGTTCAGGCGATGCTAAAGGCGCGATCTTCGCTCCAGAGGCTATCGCAGTAGCTATGAAGCGTGACTTCTCTATCGAGCCACAGCGTGACGCATCTAATCGCGCGTTTGAGTTGAATGCAACTGCTGTCTACGGTGTAGGCGAGTTGGATGACGACTACGGCGTTGAGATGTACTTTGACGCAGGTCTGTAAGGACTGATTAGCCCCCTTCGGGGGGCTTTTTCTGATGGCTAAGAAACCTCTCAAATGCAACACTCCGGTTAGGACTCCTAATCACCCAACCAAGTCCCACATGGTGAAGGCTTGCGAAGGTGGAAAAGAGAAACTAATCAGATTCGGCGCACAAGGGGCTAAAACTTACCCACCTAAGAAGGGTGAGAGCCAGAAGGCAAAAGATACACGCAAGGCATGGTACGCAAGGCACAAAAAGAACATCAAGAAGGGCAAGATGTCCGCAGCTTGGTGGTCAGCTAAGGTGAAATGGTAATGGCATTTTCTACTGATTCAGATTTAACAGCGATTCAGCCTGATATTTTGTCGTTGGGCATTTCAGCATTTACTAGCGAACACGCTAAAGCAGAATCCGACATTAAGCGAGAACTTCGCAATCGCTGGTGGTCGCGCACAGGTCGCTCAGGCGAAATGGTAGACGCACAGTTGACAGATTCTCAGTGGACTCGCTGCAACGCTTACCTTGTTATGTGGAAATATGCACTTCCTCAGTTATCGAACTGGGTTGGTGATGACCGATTTTTAAACATGATCAACTTTTACCGTGATCTCTATAATCAAGAGTTCGAGGCGGTTTTAGCTGATGGTGTTGAGTACGACTTTAACGATGATGGAGTTATTGAGGACTCTGAGAAAGACCTCTTTATCTCTGGACGTTTGAATCGATGAGTATTGTTGTTAATTCTAAGAGCGTTGAGTCAATGCTCAAGGGATTACCAAAGAAATTAGACAGCAAGGTGAATAAAGCCCTTGCTGCAACAGCAGAGCGAGGAATCGGAATGATTCTGGATCGCACTGAAAAAGGCTTAGGCTACAAAGGTAAGTTTGCTAATTATTCAGCGCAATATGCGAAGTTTAGATTAGACAATGGCAGAGGTAAAAATCCTGACCTCAATTACACAGGAAAGATGCTTGGATCAATGCGTAGCCAGGTCAATAAGGATAGAACTGCTGAGATTAAGTTCTCACGGTTAAGCGAAGCGAAGAAGGCTGCATGGAACAACCAGAAGCGACCTTTCTTTGGCTTCAACCAAAAAGAGAAATCCTATTTGCGTAGGTTCTTTGGAAAGTACATTAAGCTATGAGCGTAAGAGAAAACATTGCTGCGAACATCAAGACCGTTCTTACGGCAATGAGTAGCCCTGTAGCTGCTTCTTACGTCACTAGAGAGCCGTTTGACTTTACACAGCTATCTAACGCTCAGTTTCCTGCGATCCTCGTGCAGACAGCAGGAGAGAGCCGCAGTGATGAAACAATAGGTGATTCAAACATTAAGCGAATGGGCGTTATCACTTACGACATCGTTGGATATGTGAAATCTTCAACGATTGACACGGCTAGAAACAATTTGATCGAGGCTATCGAAGAAGCCCTTGATGCAGACCGCACTCGTGGCGGTTACGCTAAGGACACTCAGGTGGTCAATGTAGAAACAGATGAAGGCGCGACTGACCCAGTTGGCGGTATCATCGTAACGGTGGAAGTCGAGTACTTCTACACAAGAGGTGCAGCATGAAGATGTATCATGGTGACAACGTAATTGATGTGAATCCTTCAAAGGTAGATGAAATGCTGATGAAGGGTTGGACATTGGAACAGCCTTCACCTTCTAAGCGTAAGGCAAAATCGAAAGCCACTGAAACCGTAGAGGAGAATGACAATGGCGAATCATAAAGGCAGCGAAGGTGTTGTGAAGGTAGGTTCTAACACCGTTGCAGAAGTACGCGATTGGTCTTTGACCCAATCAGCAGACACAATCGAAGATACAGCAATGGGTGACTCAGCGCGTACCTATAAGCCATCTTTGACATCAGCATCAGGCTCTATCTCAGTTTACTGGGATGAATCAGATACTACAGGTCAAGGCGCAATGACAGCAGGTTCAGAAGTAACTCTCAACTTGTACCCAGAAGGTGCAGATTCAGGTGATACTTATTACACCTGCTCTGCAATCATCACTGAGGAGTCAGCTTCAGCGTCATTTGATGGCATGGTTGAGGCTTCTTTCTCATTTTCAGTCAATGGTGCGGTAACTGCCACAACCGTTTAACAGGTGAGGCTGTCTAGGTTCGCAACCGAAAAGCAGGATTCCGTGACCTGCCTGACAGCCACTTTACTCACGGCGTTTTACGGAGAACGAAATGTCAATTTTAGAACGCGCGAAAGCGCATTTTGAATCTAAGGAAATCAAACGAATTGAAGTTCCTGAATGGGGTGATGACAATGGTAATCCTGCCGTTATAATCGCCGAGCCTTTTACATTGGCAGACCGCAAGACTTTATTGAAGTTTGCGAAAGATGACGAAATGGAATTTGTTGTTCGTATGGTCATAATGAAGGCAATGAATGAGAATGGGGAAAAGCTATTCGATTTGTCAGACAAGCCTGTCTTGATGAATAAAGTAGACCCAGCAATCATTCTAAGAATAGCTAACGCAATTAGTCTTTCGCCAACCGTTGAGGATATGTCGGGAAACTAAAAAGCGATCCAGAGTTAAGTTTTAAGTATTTCCTAGCAGAAACCCTACACAAGACATTGGGCGAAGTTGAGGAAATGACCTTAGAAGAATTCAACGGCTGGGTCGCGCACTTTCAAATGAGGCAAGAAAATGGCAACAGCCGATGAAATAAAAATCCGCATAATCGCCAAAGACGAAGCCTCAAAGGTTTTCAAGAAAACCGAGAAATCATTAGGCGGTATGAAGGATGCAGCTAAAGTTGCTTCTGCCGCACTCCTCGCTATCGGCTCATCACAAGCGATTCGATCTTTCGTAGATATCAGCGCAAAGTTTGAATCAATGCGTAAGTCATTGGTTACGGTTACTGGATCAACCGGTGCTGCTAACCAAGCCTTTGCACTCATCACAAAATCAGCGCAAGAGATGCCGTTCTCTGTTCAAGAGATCACAGCATCCTTTATCAAAATGCGTTCTCTTGGCATCGAGCCTACTGAGGACGTTTTAAAGTCATTCGCTAACACAGCCTCAGCAACGGGTAAGTCATTTGACCAATTCGCTGAAGCAGTAGCAGATGCGATGACAGGTGAATTCGAGCGACTCAAAGAATTCGGTATTAAGTCATCCGTAGAAGGCGAAAAGGTGTCCTTCACGTTTCAGGGTCTTACTACCACTGTTGGCAAGAATTCAGAAGAAATCGTTGCTTACCTTAAATCTATTGGTGAGGTTCAATTTGCCGGTGCAGCCGTTGACCAGATGGACACATTATCTGGGGCTTTCTCTAACTTCGGTGATGCGATTGACCAGGTGGTCATTGCCTTCGGTGAGTTAGACGCAATAAAGGATATTGTTAATTCATTAGCTGAAGGTCTGCGTGAATTATCTAAATGGATTCGCATGACCGGCGATCCTAAGAACATCCAAAGCCAAGAAGAACTTGCTGACGCTATACAGACAACAGAACAGGCTTTGGCTAAGGCTAGGGCTGAAGCTGAGAAATGGGCGCAGATTGGCGCAGATGACCCGCTTGAAGGCGGTATGTTCTCATCTGCCGCTGAGAATAATGTTGCAAAGCTAGAAAATCGCCTAAAAGGTTTATATGCACAACTTAAAAAGGTCAAAGAAGAAGTTGTTGTAGGTATTACCGGTGGAAAAGATGAAAAAGAAGGAACTGTTTGGGACGGTCTTGCGCAAGGTGTTGATAACTACACTGATTCAATCAAAAAGTTAGATGTAGAAACATCAAAAGCAGCAGAACGCGGCATGAAGAAGCTAGAGGATTCTCTAGTTGATTTTGCTATGGGAACTAAGTCAGCATCAGAAGCCTTTAAAGACATGGCTCGTTCTATTGTGTCTGACATCATGCGTATTTATATTCGCCAGCAGTTGCTAGGTGGAATTGGTGGCATGGGCGGAGGCACGGGAATTTTAGGTTCTATTGGTGGGGCTATCTTTGGTCAATCATTTAACACATCAACAGTAAACACTCCTGATGGCGCGACTGTTTACAATCCAAACCTTGATACATTTGCCGGTGGTGGTTTTACAGGTTATGGCGCACGTTCAGGTGGCGTAGATGGCAAAGGTGGTTTCCCTGCAATACTTCACCCAAATGAAACTGTTCTGGATCACACTAAAGGTCAAGGCGGCGGTGTAGTCGTAAATCAGACCATTAACGTATCGACAGGCGTAGCACAGACAGTTAGAACAGAAATTGCTAGTCTTATGCCTCAAATTGCAGAAGCCTCTAAAGCAGCCGTATTGGATGCTCGCCGTAGGGGTGGTTCATTTGCTAAAGGATTTGGTGGCTAAACATGGCTGAAACTTACCCAATAAATCACCCATCAGGAAATATTGCATCAGTTAGTTTTGTTGCTCGTTCTGCTGTGGCTATCTCTGAATCACCTTTCAGTTATGCACAGCAAATCTACAAGCATCAGGGACAAAGATGGGAAGCGGATATCAAATTAAGTCCAATGAAGCGCGAAGATGCAGAATACTGGGCTTCTTTTTTGCTTCGTTTACGCGGTTCTTACGGCACTTTCCTATTAGGCGATCCAAACGCTAGCACTCCTCGTGGCTCAGCAGCTACAACACCTGGCACTCCTTTGGTTAAAGGTGGATCACAAACAGGTGAGAATCTGATTATTGATGGTTGCCCTACTTCTGCTAGCGGCTATCTGAAAGCCGGTGATTACATTCAACTAGGCTCAAGTGCTACGGCTAGGCTTTATAAAGTCCTTGAAGATGTAAATACAAACGCATCTGGTGAGGCTACTTTAAACATCTACCCTAATTTACGCTCAAGCCCAGATGATAATGCTAATGTCACTGTTTCTAACGCTCGTGGCGTGTTTCGTTTAGCCTCTAGCGATATTTCATGGGATATTAATACCGCTCAATTTTACGGCATCACATTCGGGGCTATTGAAGCGTTATGAGATCAGGTACGCCATCAGGATTTAGTGATGCTGAATTATCACCGATCTTTGCTATTGATTTTGCCTTCGATTCAGGGAATGTTCGTTTCTGGTCTGGTCTTGGAGAGATCACAATTGATAGCAATACCTATTACGGTTCTGGATCAGTAATTCAGATATCAGCTATTGAGGAATCATCAGAGATTTCAGCAAAGGGAATCACAATCACTGCATCAGGCTTGGATTCTTCTGTTATCTCATGGGCATTAAATGAAACCTATCAGAATCGCACTGTTACGGTTCATGTCGGCACTATTTCAGAAAGTTTAGTCCCTGACACATACGTCCTATTTAAGGGTCGCATGGATACAATCGATGTAACTGAAGATGGCACAACTTCAACGGTTGAGATTACTGCTGAAAACAGACTGATTGACTTAGAGCGTCCTAGAGTTCGCCGTTACACAAATGAAGATCAGAAGTCGCTATACCCTAATGACATCGGCTTAGAGATGGTAGATGATTTGCAAGATATGACGATTGATTGGGGCAAGAGTAAGTAATCATGGGTTTTAGCATAAGCAAGCTATTTAAAGCAGCCGTTGTAGGCGCAGCTATTGCTACAGGTGTAGGTGCTGTCTTAGGCGCAGCCGGAATCACGGGTGGTATTGCTGGCGGTGCAGCTTTTGCCGGATTTGGCGCAGGAACAGTAGCCGCTTATTTTGCTCGATCTTTAGTTATCAGTGCAGTAATGGGTGTTATCAGTTCAGCCTTCGCCCCTAAAGCTGCTAGCCTAACCTCTGCTGAGGACTTGCGTGGCAGAACAGTCATGCAGCGTAACTCAATCGCTTCTCGTAAATTGGCTTACGGTCAAGTTAAGACATCTGGCGCAATCCTGTTCATGGAAGCGACAAATAACAATAAAGACCTTCATTACGTTGTAGAACTCGCCTCAAACGAGATCACAGCCGTTAATGAGGTGTATTTTAACGATCAACAGGTAAATACAGACCTATCTGACGGAGTTCAGGTATCAGTTGGCGGCTCCGACCCTGATTATTCATCTAAGGCTAAGATTACGGCTCACTTTGGTGATGCAGATCAAACTGCTGACTCAAATCTGGTAGCGGATACCTCTGCGACATCTGATTATCGTTTCCGAGGCATTGCTTATATCTATGCAAAGTGTACTTACGATCAGGATATTTTCGCTAACGGTACTCCAAGCATTTC